CATGATAGGTGAACCACCTGATTTTGTAATCGCAACAGATGCGTCAGCCGCGTTCGTACCGTCAATGTTAGCTACGATAATATTATTTATTTTAAATACTTTTCCAGATGATGATGCATTTGCAAGAATCTCTGTAGTTAAAGTTGTAGACAAAGCTGCTTGAACAGACTTAGCTGTTATTGTTGCTACGTTTACTAAATTTGGTGCTGCCATATTTTATTCTCCTATGCCCTTTTAACCGAAAACCAAAGCCATTGCAATAGCTTTTCCTGTTGTTGCTAATCCACTACCATTTGCTTGAACTTGTCCAGTTCCCTTTGGCACTAAATTAATGTTAATGTTACTATCGCCTCCAGAAGCAGTAAATGCTGGCGCATTTCCAGTGGCTGCGTTAGCGTATGTTAATTGATTAACAGCAGAACTTGTAGCTGTCAATAAAAATAATTCATTGCCATTTGTATCTAAAATAGAAGTTCCAATTTTAGGAGCAGTTAAAGTTTTGTTTGTTAAAGTTTCTGTTCCAGTAAGAGTTACGTCACCGGATCCAAATCCTAAAGAAATTATGTCTGGATTAGTTCCATCATTAGCTGATGCAAATACTATAGCATCGCCTTTGTCTGTTGTAGAAAAAGTAAAAGAATCTCCAGAACCAGTTATGTATTTAAACTGTACTGTATACGCACCAGAACTAGAATTTCTTAAAAAATAAAATGTTTGAACATCTAAAGGGATTGTAACAACTGCATTACCACTTAATGATCCAGTAAATTCAATCATTCTGTGAGATAACACTGCACCTGTCCCACCATCTACAACTGGAAGATCAACTGTTCCGCCACTTGTTAACGCTTGTTGTGTAAACCCGCCAGATATTTGTTCTAAAATTTGTAAGTTTGTATTAGTTTTTGTTCCCCATGTACCGGCGTTTTCACCAGTTGCTTGAAGTTCTACTCCTAGTCCCGTATATGTTGATGCCATTATTTTTCTCCTATGCTACGTCACTATAAGTTATATTAACACCTGTGTCAACATCTTGATATGCTTGTATTCCAAACCCTGTAGATACACCAAATCCAGCAACCGAAGCTGTTGCTGAAACTCCAGTTAATCCCATAACATCTGCAGGAGTTAAAGAACCTACAGCAGATGTTGCTGAAACTCCAGTTAATCCCATTACATCTGCAGGAGTTAAAGAACCTACAGCAGATGTAGCCGATAACCCAGATACATTTATAGTTGGGTTACTATTTATATTCGTTGTTCCAAGCGATATTGTTGCAGAAAATCCTGTTAATCCAATTACGTCTGCAGGAGATATTGATCCTACACTTGCTGTTGAAGAAATACCAGTTAGTCCCATTACATCTGCAGGAGTAATTGATCCTACAGAAGTTGTTGCAGCTTGACCTGTTAACGCTGCAGTTATATCTCCTATAATTGTTGGCGATCCTACACTTGCTGTTGAAGAGACACCTGTTAGTCCCATTACATCTGCAGGAGAAATTGATCCAACACTTGCTGTTGCTGATTGTCCATCAAGTAATACAATCCCTTGAATACCCCAAGCGTTTTGATTCCATGGTTGTCTACCCCATCCAGAATTTATTTCTGTTGTTATAGATACAGATCCAAGAGATGAGGTTAAACCAAAACCTGTTGGCGTAATAGTTTCATCACCCATGTCTCCCCAAGAACCTGATGAGTTCCAATTTTTTGCACCATAACCAACAGTAAATACTTCACTAATACCCCAAAGATTAGCACTCCAATTACCTGCACCCCAAACATCAACACTTGGAGTGTTTGCTTGTCCACCCATGTTAGAGTGATTAGTGCAATAATAATATAAAGTGGGTGCGGAAGATGCTACTTGTATTTCTGTATATGCTCCAGACGAACCTGGAGTTCCGTTAGTTGTAACGTTAGTGGTATATTGACTACCACCACCGTGAGTCCCGTTACTTGTTGTAGAAAATCTTAATGGGTGATTTCCATTAGAATCATCAGATTGATCAAATCTAAAAGTACCACCTTCAACTAAATTTACAGTTGCTTGTTGAACTCCATCTAGAAAATATTTATTACCACCATCTGCGTAAGCGACTGTGACAATGAATGTTCTGTCAGCCATAAGGAGTTTCTCCCTATGCTATACGGATTATTGCGTTTGATGCGTCAGCTGTTGGAAATTGAATTGTAAAAGTTCCGCTTGTTACAGTTTTGTCACCGCCAAAAGCAATAACAGCAACAGCTTTATCTGATTGTGTATCGTTATATATTAATGCACCATTTGCTGTAAATGTTGCGCTAGTAAAACTTACATCTGCAAAATCACAGACTGCTGTAGTTCCATCCGTTGTTGGTGTTACACTTGTAAGTGCTGCACCACCTGCAGAGTATGCAGATCCAGATGTATTTGATATTTCGTTTGATGTTGAATAAGCAGTTGTCCCTGCACCTAAAGATGCAGAACTTGTAAACAATGCTATTTTAAAAGCATTACCACTTGATGCAGTAAAGTTGTGTGTTCCAACTAAGATTTCTTGTTTGAAACTTGTGCAAATTGCTGATGTTATAGCCATAATTTAATCTCCTACGGGTTTGCTGAGTTTACCGGTATACGAACAGCGCCATCAGTGTAGTCATCTCTTCGTCTTCTACCAACTTGCTCATTAGCAAACTTCTGTACCTCTTGTTTATACTTATTTTCATATAGTGTCAACATATCTATTGGACCTTTTAAAAATCCATAAGCCTCTGATAGACAGCAGTATAGTAGCCCATTTGGAAAGTTTAGACTAATATAATTAGTATCATTATTTTCTAAAAGAGCAGGCATTACGTTATAATGTATTCTAAAATTATAAGCTTGATCTGGAGTTGGAGCCAAAGTTATACGTCCTGAAGTAGTGTCAGACTCCCCTGTTGCCCCACCATACATAGCATAATATTTAGGTTTACCTCTTTTTGCAGTCTCAGTTGAGGGCACGTATTCTTGTAGATATGTGTAGTCTTTTTTTTCTAAATATGAATTATCTCCGGTTAATGCTGTTGTAGAATCATAAACTTGTATACTTCTTACAAACAAAGCTCCTGCTGAAACATTTACTTGATTTTGTCCTACAACAAATGAACCTGTTTGTTGTTTTCTATCTGCATCAATAGGCACATCTCTAAAAATTCTATACTGCGCATTTAAAATTATATTCTCTAAAACAGCATCTGTTAAAACATTTGAATCTGTTTCAGTATAACTTCTTATTTGTGTTTTTAATCCTGATGCACTTAATCCAGCCATTATTTACACTCTCCTTCACATTTACATTGTTTAATTCTAAATAATTTTGCAATAAAATTTTTTAATTTTTTTATCATGGTGTTACCGTGACTGGCCCTGCTGAAGCTATGTCACCTCCTCCTTCTAATGTTATTGAAGCTGTAACTCCAGAACTAAAGGTATAATTATTATCATCAACTTTAGTGATTGTATACCCTCCAGATGCATTTATTGTTGCTGCAGGTAAATTTGCAACATTAGAAGCATCTCTAAATCTAACAGTATCACTTGTTGATCTACCATGATTTGGTTCATTAACTGACACTGTTGTTGATGAATCAGTAATCGTAAAAGCATTTGAAGGTAAAAGATTAGGAACTGCTGTTTCTGTTCTATCAGGTCTAACATTTAATAATGCAACACCATCACCTCCCTTTGTTTTTGGTTCTAGTTGTGGTTGTTTAGGTTCAAATTCTGAATTATGTACAAACGCACCATTCCATTCTCTAACCATTTCTCTATATGGAAACTCCATACCAGATCTATCAGATATTGCTTTTGCATATTTACCTGTTGCGTACTTTGCCATTATTTACCTCCAGCTCCCATGGGTTTTCCAACACTTCCACCCATAGCGTATTCTCCAGGTTGATACCCTTTTTCTTTTAATCTTTTTTCAAGTTTAGAAAAATCTTTTAATTCTAAACCTTTAATATAAAGGTCTAAAAGTTCTTCATCCCCTGTGCTTTCAATAAAATCTTTAAAACTTCCGTAATCTGCCATTATGCTCCTGGGTAATATGCTTTTGGTGTTATGTATGTACTAGAAGCTGAACCATCTTCTGCTAATGCTCTTGCTAGTTCATCTTCATAAGCTAATTTTGTAGCTTGCATAAGTTGTGGTTGATATTTTTGTGATAAATAATAAGCTAATCCTGAAACCATACAAGGCACAAATCTAAATGGAACGTCTGTTGCATTTGTATAATCACCTACATCTTGT